ACCTTCGTTACCCAATGTATAAGTGGATTACGTTTAGAGAATTAAGAGGTTTACCAAGAAAAACATTTGCCGAAGCTTTAGGTGAATCTTGCCTTGCAGTTTGGGTTGATGACATTTCAAGTTTTGGAACATTTCCATTAGAAGCAATTCAATGCGAAACCCCAGTTATCGGTAAGATACCTGAAATGATTCCCGAATGGATGGAAATAAAATCAGATAATAAACAAGTAATCAAATTAAGTAATAATGGTGTTTGGACAAATAGTGCTTTAGCAATGCCTGATTTAATAGCTGATTATATGAAAGCTTGGTTAGATGATTCACTTACCGATTCATTCTTACAAGCCATGCGTGATTCAAAAGATGTTTACACTAAAGAAAAGGAAAATAAAGATATTTTAAATTTATACTCTAAATTCGTAAGTAATAGAAAAGTTGAATTTGAAACAATATTAAAAATAGAAGCAGAAAAAACAAAATAAGATGAAAGAAGAAAACAATATAAGTATAATTTTACCAGTATTTAATGCTGATGAAACTTTTCTGAAAAGAGCTTTACAAAGTGTAGCCGCACAAAAAGAATTACCAGAATCATTAATCATTGTGGTTAAAAAGGGTTCTGATGACCATAAATTGGTTAAAAAATTAACCCAAGCAAATATAGTTAAGACTACTATTGTCGCTCATGATGGAGACACTAAATTCCAAGCTCAATTTAATTTAGGGGTAAAAGAATGTAAAACAGATTGGTTTATATTTTTAGAACAAGATGATGAAGTATCTAACATTTGGGTTGATAATGTAATTAAATATAGAGCCGATAATCCTGATGTAACAATCTTCTTACCAATCGTAGTAGAAGTAAAACCAGATGATAGCTTCATGGGCTTTACAAACGAACCAGTTTGGGCATCGCAATTTTGTGATGAATTGGGAATTTTAGACAATGCAGCACTATTAAGATTTCAAAATTTTAGTATTGATGGTATGGCTGTTTTAAAAGAGGCGTATGATGATTACGGTGGGTTAAAAGAAAGTATTGTATTAAGTTTCATATATGAATTCTTATTACGAATGACTCATAATTCTTGTAGGGTTATGGTTATACCTAAAAATGGATATAAACACGTTAATGAAAGAGAAGGAGCACTTTGGTCAAATTATAAGAAAGATTTATCAGAAGACGAATTTAGATGGTGGTTATCTTTAGCGAAAAGAGAATGTTTCCATATCCAAGATAGGAAAATTCTTTATGAAAAAAAAGAATAAAAAAATATGGCAGTTAGAAGAGGGCGTAAAAGAAAAAATGGTTTATATTTTGGAGAAGAACAAGAAAAGGCTGTTGTAGAATTTTTAAACGAAGAAGACCCAATAATTCGAAATAAAATTTATAATGAACATTTAAGAGATGCGTTTGATATAATGATTGAATCCATTATTAGACGTTATAAATTATATAGAAAGACTTATACGTTTGAAAATCTACATAGTGATACATTATCATACTTAATACTTAAGGCTGATAAGTTCGATACTACCAAGGGTAAGCGTGCATATTCTTATTACGGAACAATTTGTAAACATTATATTTTAGGGTTAATGATTAAAGATACAAAAATGCTTAATCAAACTCTAGATTTTGACACTTCCATCTCTAAAATTCATGAGAAGGATGAATTCGTGTACCACTTATCCGATACCGATTATGGTTTATCTGATTTGATTAATACGATATCTGAGGAAATACAAAAAGAACTTAATGGTGAAGGGATTGGTAATAAAAAGAAATTGACTGAAAATGAACGAAAAGTAGGTGAAGCCTTACTTGATATTCTTAACAATTGGGAATTATTATTTACTCAATTAGGCGGTGCTAAATTTAATAAGAATATTATACTAGCTACCATTAGAGAAAACACAAATTTAATTACTAAAGATATTAGAATTGCAATGCGTAGGTATAAAACGATTTATGAGTTGACTAAAAGTGATAAGATTGAAGAGGGTTATTTATAATTAAAACTCTTTTTCTACCTATTTATAATTAAACAATACGTTATGCCTAGAACTAAAAGACAAAAAATAGAAGTTAATAACACTGAATCACTTCAAAGTGTTTTACAAGAAGTGTACAATAATGTTTGTACACAAATACAAGATGCTCAAAAAGTAGTAAATGAAGTCGGTGCTGGAGCTAATATAGAAGATACCGATGATTTGGTTAAAATAGCCAAAGCTAAAACCGATGCATTAAAACTTAAAGACTCCGCAATCAAAACTAAACTTGATATCGGTAAACTTCAAAGTGATGTACTTAAACATAGTGGTGATATTGCAGCTACATTAGCCAATAATCCAGAAATAGTTGGTCAAGACGCTTTCGCAATGGTTAGACAATTAATCAAAGACGAAAAATCTGATTCTAAATAAATTATAATGGATATTACCAAAGAAAAATCTGATGTTTTCGGTCAAATAGCCGCATTAAGGGTTTCTGCTGAAGGATACCCCAAAACCGTCATTTCCAATTTTACAAATTCTTTACCTTCAATATCCCAAGCAGCTAATAGTTTAAATTTTTTAATTGATTTAGTTAAAGCCTTAGTAGGTTTTGAAGCATTAAAAGAAAGTTTAGTAACTATATTAACCCACAACTTAGATGAGATTGAGTTAGATATCAAACAAGCACTTAAGAAATCATTAAAAGATATGGTTAGTTGTAGTGTAAACCCATCTATTCCAGATGATTTCATCAATGATGGTATTACTTTAGAATTAGATAAAATTGATTACTTAGATATATTTAAAATAGAGCCAACATCTGATGAAGGTGTGTTGTTATATAACGATGTATCACAAGGTTTAAATAGTACTGACTTTAACACATACTTATACGGTGTGGTCCAAAATAATGGTGCTTCCAGCCCTTGGGGATTACAAACTACCAGCCAAGAAATATTACAAATTAAATTTGATGAACAAGGAAGTGGTGGAAGTCCTAATAATACATTAAATGTCAAACCAAGCTCTTATTACGCAGAGAATAAAAAATTACCAGATTTAAATAACGATTTTATCGATAGCGTTCAATTATTTAATTCAGCTAAATTAATCAATAACATTATAGAAACAGTATTTGGTGTAATTAGTGTGAAAGTTAATAAGGATAAAGAACAAATTAAAAACGAAATTCGAATTGAGGATATCGTAAATAGAGTTATAAATACAGATGATGAAATAGTGATTGATGATAGTTATTATAGATTCACTAACGAAGAATTATCTTCAATTAATCATAGAGCTGAACTTAGACGAAATGGTATGAAAGTTGTAACCACTTGTGGTAATGCAGAATCGTCAGTATCTTTCGACACGGTAAGTCAATTAAATGCTCAATTAGATGTATTAGAATCAGGAACAACAACTCCACAATTAATGGAAGAAATTTCAATAGTGGTTAGAAATGGGATAGATGATATGGCTGAGGATTCAGCTGAAAACGTTAATAATCAAGATAAATTAACCATTAAACTTTCTTTTATAGAAAATATGTTAAAACAGTTAATGACTGCAATTGTTAATGTTATATTATCCCCTAAATTAATATTAATTTTAGCGGTAAACCATTCTATAGTTTATGGTGAAACATTCGAGGATACTGAAGATTTCATGAAAAAAAATGGAACCTTATTAGCTGATACATTACAAACTATAAGAGATTCCGTAATTGCAATATTAATGGGTGTGGTTCTTAAAGAAATTAAAACCTTAGTAACCGATAATATTATTAAAACTCAAATAGAAAAAGTTAAAGATAAAGCAGCTTCATTAGCAAGTCTAGTTGGAGTGCCTACCGATATCCTTAGACAGATATCAGGTATAGGATAAAATTTAAAATTATGACACAAATAAGTTCAATGAGTAATGTCATTAAGACATTGAAAGCGGCTTTCTCACTACCTAGAACACCTGTGGAAAGTCTGCCACCTCAATTGGTTATGGTTGGGGCTAAGTTAAAACCAGGATTGAGTGCTAGAAATATTGCTTCAAATGTTATAGCTAGACAATCGGAAGCTGGTGCACCAGTTGGTGACATTTTTTCCGAAAATTCTAATATAATGGAATCTATGATTGTTATAATGACGGAAGAAATTGTAACTGCAATGCAATTAGATGCTAAAATAGAAATTGTAGTCCCACCAGGGGTTCAAGTAACCACTGTAGGTCTAGGAAATATAGGTGCGCCAGTAATAAGCCAAGGGGCAACCACTAATATGGGTGTGGGTGAAGGTGTAATTAGATAAGTTATGAATTACGAAGAAATGTCAAATATGGAAATTGGCGCATCTCATATTAAAATGAAAGAAGAATATGAGGCAATAAGATTAACAATCAAGCAATTGCTTGATAAGATGGATAAGATGGATGCTGACTACCGTAAAGGTAAAGCAGTGTTAGATAAAAGATTACAAAGATAATGAGTGGTAAATACGCATTTGGTGGTGGAAGTATATATAATCAAGGCTCTAGGGGACGTTTAGAGACCACTATCTTCTATTACGGTAAGGTTACGTCAAATTTTGACGAACTAGGCGCAAATCGCATTAAAGTGCGTATAATTGGCGTAGATGATGCTTTAACAGGGTCAGAAATTAGCTACGCATTCCCTATGCTCCAAAAATTTATTCATATAGTACCTAAAGTGGGCGAAACTGTATTGGTCTTTATACCAGACATTAAAAACCCATTTATCGATAGATTATATTTAGGTCCAATTATTTCGCAACCACAAAACTTATACGAAGAAAGCGATTTATTTCAATCAAGGTCAGCATTATCTAGTGGTATTAAAGAAGCAAAACCGTCACCTAATACCATCCCAGAAAATAAAGGAGTATATCCACAATTAGATGTCATTGCAATTCAAGGTAGAAATAATTCAGATATAATTTTAAAAGAAAAGGAAGTTCAAATAAGAGCTGGTCAATTCGATTCGAAGATTGTTCGTGGTGAAATTCCAAAATTTAACAAAATCAACCCATCATATATTCAAATTAAACACGATGTGACATTACGTGAAGAAAAAGAAAATCAAGAATCAAAACTTGGTGGAGTAATCAACGTTGTTAGCAATAAAATTAATTTATTAACACATGAAAATGGTAGCCCTAGATTTAAGCTAAATGACCAAGAATCTATGCTTACTGATAAAGAAATACAAAAAATAATCAATGAAGCTCACCCTTTGGCATATGGTGATAATTTAATTGAATTTATAAAGATTTTCATTAATGCATTTATAAACCATGTTCATGCTTACCCAGGTATGAAACCACAAGACCTATCTGGAGCTAATGATATAGATACATTATTAGAATTTGATTTAGAATCAATACTATCTAAAAACATACGAATTAATTAAGATGAATAAAAGAGACAGTAAAAAAGCTATTAAATGGGTTAAACAACGTATGGGTGAACCACTTATTGTATATTCAGTAAATGATGAATTTTTCGAAATCATGCTTGAAATTGTAGAAGAAGATTTAAAATACTTTCTAGAAGAAATTAAAAATCCTAACTTACCTACCTTTGTTAGAAATACAATAATAACTAGATTATTATTATCTGAGGTTAAAAGAAGTATTGGTAGAGTTAAAACGATGTATAAATCTACTTGGACTTTAGATTATCAAACGTTACTTGAAGATGGTCATAAAGAACGTAAAGTAATTTTTGAGTTAATCAAAAACCTAGATATTTATAAATAAAACAAACAATGGTAATAAGAACATACTTCGATAGAAATAATACATTGGTTTACAATGATACTACCAATACTGGTAAAAATCCTGTAGCTGAATTATTTTATGGTGGGGTTTGGACAACTGGAAATCCACTATACACTAGATATATCTTTCAATTCGACACTTCAAGAATTGAGGCATTTAGAGCTAATGGTATGTACCCTGATTTAGATAAATTAACTCACACGCTTAGAATGACCAATACTGGGACATTCGATAAGTCTTTATTGACTAAAGAAACTGGTGATGGGAAAGACAGAACATCATCTTTCAACTTAAACTTATTTGCCGTTAACCAAACTTGGGATGAAGGTACTGGTTATGATTTTGCTGGTGAAAAGTATTTCACTTCATCTGATTCATTAGTATATAGTGACGCTGCATCAAATTGGATTGAAGCTGAAACTGGTACTAATTGGGCTAATGGTAGTGGTGTATTTACAGCAGCTACTTCAGGTGAAACTTTAGTAACTCAACATTTCGAAGATGGAAATGAAAATCTTGAAATGGACGTTACTAGTATCGTAAACGCATATTTAACTGGTGGTACCAATAATGGATTGGGTCTTGCATTTGATGAATCTCTTGAAGATAGTGTATTAAACAATTTAAAATATGTTGGATTCTTTACCAGACATACAACAACTTCATACGAACCTTATGTAGAAAGTAGATATTCAGAAACAATCAATGACGATAGAGGTAAATTCTATCTAGATAAAAACAATAAACTTTATTTATATGTTAACGCTGGTGGAATACCAACAGATGTTGATGTCTTGTCAGGGATGAGCGTATCTATATTAGATAATTCAGGTGACGTGTTTTCAGCAATTACTTATACGGGAATCACCCATGTAACTCAAGGTGTATACTCAATAGATTTAACAGTACCGTCATCATATACAGATTGTGTATTATTTGAAGATATTTGGTCAGGTGTTACAATTAATGGTGTAACTAGACCTATTATTGAAATGGAATTTGAATTGAAAGATTCTGGGGAATATTATGCTATCGGTTCCGACACTTCAATAGCCAAAAACTTCACATTTAACATTTCTGGGATTAAAGATAAAGAAAAAATCAACAGAGGTGATGTTAGAAAAATTAGGGTTATGGCTAGAGTACCATATACTGTTAATGAACAAGAAGTGTTAGATTCTTTAGAATATAGATTATATATCAAAGAAGGTAAAGCTGAATATACAATTATTGATTATGCAAATGTTGAAATAGCATTTAACCATAATTATTTCTTAATAGACACTGCAAGTCTTGTACCTCAAAGATATTTTATTGATATTAAAGCGACATCAAGTTACGAAGTAACAACCTTGAAAAACCTTGTCAGCTTTGACATTGTAAGTCAAGTTGATGAGCGAGAAGGATAAATTTTTAAATCTTTTTTCACTAACCTATTGACTTTTTTTATAATTTTCATATATTTAATTATATAACGTGATTAAACTAGCGTGTTGGTCTTGAGTCGTATTTCGACTTTAGAGTTATCAAAAGGTAACGAAAATATCTGCACATTAATTTTAAATTAAAATAATTATGAAAATCAAAACTACGGGGTCCAAAAACCCCACAGCTAATCTTGCTATTAATAAGAGTAGGATTAAAAAGTATGGGAAGAAGAAAAGTATTCCTTCATACTATTTGGAAAAAGGACAAGAATTCCAAATCGAATTATTTAACCCGACTCAGGGTAAAATACTTACAACAATCAAATTAAATAACAAACCAATTTCAGGTGGCTTAGTATTAAGACCAGGTGAGAGAGTGTTTCTTGATAGATTTTTAGAAACAAATAAGAAATTCTTATTTGACACTTATGAAGTAGAGAATACAAAAAGTGCTAGAAAGGCTATCGAACCTAATGGTGATGTAGAAATTGCATTCTTTAAAGAGGTGGAAAATATTCCATTCTATAATACTTCCCTATGGGACAGTTCAAGCGGAACTATCAATTTGGGTTATTGCGACAGTGGACCTCATACAGTTACTTTGGATTCGTGTAGTGATTCAACATCTAATCTAAATGTAGCATCAACATTTACATCTACGGACATGAGCCAAGATTTCTATATACCAGTAAGAGGTATTACAGATACCACTGCAATAGGGGGTTCTGATGTAACTATTAAGGGTGACTTAATTGTTGAAGGTGACGTTCAAGTAGATGGTAACGTTGGTGTTGGTACATCCGCACCTAAGAAAAATCTATTAGGACAAAAATCTAAATCTTTAAAAAGTAAAAGAAGTAGAATAGCTGGAAGAAGCGGTTATGCGGCTTCAACACCTACCAAAATTGAAACTGGTAGAGTTGAGAAGGGTTCAACGTCAAAACAAGATTTACGTGAGGCATCAGGTGAGTTCGAAATGAGTTCATTCCATGTACTTAGGTATAAATTAATACCAAAATCACAAAAGAAATTAACTTCGGTTGATTATTACTCTAAATACTGCACAAATTGTGGTGGTAGATGTAAAACAGCTTTTTGCCCATTTTGCGGTGAAAAACAATAAATAATTAGTTTAATCACGTTTTATTAATAACTAATTGTTTATTAACTTGTTTGTTACAAAAAAAAAGAGTATAATTGGCAAGTATTAACAAAAATCTTAAAATATTATAAAAATGAAAAAAATTACAAATTTAATTATCGTAGATGCTAGTGGAAGTATGTCTAGCAAAGAAGAAGAAGTAAAAGGTGGTCTTAGGTCTTTACTTAAGGACATTAGAAAGGATATGAAAAAAAATAAGGGGAAAGCTAAAATTAGAACCATCGTATCCCAATTTTCATCACATGGAGATTTTGAAATCTTATTAGATTCTTCAAAAAGAAAAAATATCACATATGATAGTGCTGATAATTACAGAACAAAAAGTATGACCGCATTATTTGATGCAATTGGTTTATCTTTTGACCTTGTAGATAAAAAGCAAGATGGTGTATTCGTAAGTATTCTTACAGATGGACTTGAAAATGATTCTAAAGAATTCACTGTAGATGACGTGAAAAAACTTTTCAAAAAAGCTAAGAAAAAAGAATGGGGATTAACTTTTATGGGAACGACAGAAGGTGCAATTGAAAGTGCGGTTTCTTGGGGTATCAGTAGAGGTAATACATTCCAATACGCTGATTCTAAAATTGGAACGACACATGCAAATGTTTCTAGAACCAAATCAAAAAATCTGTATTTTCGTAGCGTAATGGCTAGTAATATACAAACTGACGATTTAGTGGAAGCTGAAGAAGATGTGAATACTGATTCTGATTCTTAAACTATAGTTAAAGATTGATAACATTATTGATTAATTTCACATGTTTGTTATAAATGTTTAAATATAATTATAGTAAAAAAGGGGGAAAAAACTTGTTTTTCCCCCTTTTTTTTTGTACCTTTGCATTATGAAATTCATAACTCCAAACTCTAATGAGGTTGACAAGGGTACTTATGGCAACTCTAAATGCGCTATTGACCTAGCCAAAATATTGACCGACATCAATAATAAAGGTATTACGGGAAAAGTTGGCAAAATCTTACATAATTTCAATTGTGGTATGGATGACTTATCTAATACCAAAAAAATGACAGAAAGTTTTTATAAGATATGGTATATAAGATATAAAACAGCAATATTAAATAAAAGATTCCCTAAAGACGTTGAAACTAGGGTTTTAAATTTGATTACTGGTAAATATCGAAACGAATTAAACAAACTAAAAGATGAATAAAAATATATTAATAACTGGTGGAGCTGGGTTTATAGGCTCACACGTAGTGAATTATTTCACTGATAAATACCCTAATTACTATTTTATCCTTGTAGATTCGATAACCTACGCTGCTGACTTGAATAATATTCAACTTAATAAACCTAATTTAGAACTTTGGAAAGCTGATATTAGAGATGTTGAAATTATGAGAATGCTATTCAAAGATAGAGAAGTTACTGATGTAATTCATTTAGCGGCAGAATCACATGTAGATAATTCAATAACAGACCCAAATATTTTTGCTGAAACAAATGTAATAGGTACACTTAATTTATTAAATGTGGCTAAAGAATTTTGGGGTGAAAATTCTGAGAATAGATTCCACCACGTTTCAACCGATGAAGTATATGGTGATTTAACAATGGATGAAAAACCTTTTACCGAATTAACACCTTATGACCCTAGTTCTCCATATAGCGCATCTAAAGCGGCTTCTGACCACTTTGTTAGAGCATATGCTAGAACGTATGGAATGAACGTCACAATCTCCAATTGTTCAAATAATTATGGTCCACATCAACATAAAGAAAAATTAATCCCTGTTATCATTAATAAATTAATGAAGGGTGAAAATATACCAGTTTATGGTAAAGGTGAAAATGTTAGGGATTGGTTATGGGTCGGTGACCACGTAACAGCCATTGATGAAATTTTTCATAATGGTAGAAAGGGACACACTTATAACGTTGGTGGTGATAATGAAATGAGCAACATAGAATTGGTAAAACGAATTTGTACATTATACGCAGAACATACAAACGGTGGTGTGATGCCAGAAGAAGTGAACATTCCAATTGAATTTGTAACTGACCGAAAAGGTCATGATTTCAGATATGCAATCAATTCAAATAAATTACAAACCAACCTTAATTGGAAACCAAGAAGTGATATGCGTGATGGATTGATTGAAACAATTAAATATTATGGGGAAAAAGAAAATTAGAATAATGGCGATTGACCCTTTACAAATGCATGACTATGTGGTTGATAGTGGAATATGCTTGGATTGTAATTGGGATGGTCTTTTAAAAGACGCTGATACTGATACTGATTGGGATGAATTTAAAATGCAAGAGGTTCCTAACCCTATATGCCCTAAATGTGGCGGTGGACTTGACGACTATTACATATCTAACTTAAAAAACTAGGAAAATAATGGAAGAAGATTTTCGATTTGAACAATATTATAATATCGCAGAATTTCATTTGAAAATAACACACATACCTACTGGATTATCAGAATCTAGCGGTAAATTAAAAGCTAATATTTCATATTTTAAAACCAAAAGAGAGTTAAAAGCTAAATTAATCAAAAGAATATATGAAGATAAAGGAAATGTCGTTGGACGAAGTAACCCTTGAATTAAAAAGAGCTAGATTTTGGGTTGAAGATAGCTCAATTCGTAACTCATTGGACTTGATTAGTCGAATGGAAACTAGGAAATTAAATTTAATCAATAAAAATTTGGAAAGTTAATATATTATTCGTATATTTGTACTTTAATAATAACAAAAATCATATATTATGGCAAAGATTACAAGAAAACAACGTGTATTAGACGCAATGAGAGGTCACGGGTCAATTAGCCCTTGGTACGCAATCAATAATTTAGGTAACACTAGATTAGCTGCAACCATATTCGACTTGAAAAAAGACGGACATGTAATTACATCTACAATTGAAAAAGGTGTGAACAAATTTGGTGACAATATCACGTATGCTAAATACAGTTTGATTAAAGAAGCTGACTAATGAGTAAGTTAAGAAAAGTAGTTGAAGGGTATTTCACAGCCCAACAAAAAATATTTGAAGCTTTTGACACTAGTGGTTGGGGAGAAATAAATTCTCACATTGGAGAACGTTGGCATCAATATAGACATGGTGACTTTCATTACTTAGATGAGCAAGATGTTGAATATTCATTCGACACTGCTGGTCAAGTAGGTGGTGTAGTTGATGGACTTGTTTTATTCTATGTTCAAGAAAATGGTGAAAAATACTACAGCATTTTTGAGAAGGATAAAGAAATGACTGAAGAGGAAGCGGAAGAAAAATTTGATTATTAATGAAAAGAGATTTAATTCTTAGAGGATATCAAGAACCCGCAGTTGACCACATTATGAACACACCTATATGTGTTTTGGCAATAGCACCTAATGGTGGTAAAACAGAAATATCAATTGAAGTAATTAGTAGGTATTTAAAATTAAACCCTAATGCTAAAATATTAATATTACCTCATTCAACCAACGTCTTGAAAGATAATTATTATAATAGGTTGGAAGGATTGAATTTGAATTTTACATATTCAAAAGATTTTGACCCAAATACTAGCGTACATATATCATTACCAAATAGTGATAGAAAAATTGTTGGACATTATGCCTTTGTAATTGTAGATGAAGCTCATGAAAATTACTTTGCACCAAGAGAACAAAGACTTATTGGAAGGATTAATCCAAGTAAACAATTATTATTAACTGGAACGCCATCTATCTTTATTAGAAAAGGTGGTTACGATATATTCAAGATTGCAAGCAACGAAATACCAAAAGAACATCAAGCGACACTAAATCTTGAATGTGTTGCATCAAACTATAAGTGGATGCCACATTATAATGGAATTAATGAAGTTAAGGCTAGTTTTATGTTTAATGTTGATGACACAAGAAAAACCCTTGAAGCTGTTATGGAACAATTACTTATGAGACTTCAAACCAAATTTACTCCAGAACAATTCAATCATCCATCATGGGTAACTAAATTTAAGAAATGGGCATTTACATATGACCAAATTGGTAAAACAATTATTGCATGTAAAACTATTAGTCAAGCTAATATGGTTTATGACATTTTAAAGAATGAACATGATATGAATGTAGGGATGTCTCATTCAGAAAATGATATGGATAGTGTTGTAATTGATGATTTTAAATTAGGTAAATTAAAAATATTGGTTGTTGTTAATAGAGCTAGATTAGGTTTTAGTGACGTTAATTTAATGAACCTTATAGATATCACTGGGACACACAACATAGATATTATATTTCAAATGTTCTGTAGGGTTCTTAGAGGTACACCTGACGTTGAAAAATACTATATGAAGGTGACACCTAAAGAATTACATAACATGTCAGTAACACACATCTCAGTATGTGCTGCATTGATGTTAACAGATAGGAAATTCTTAGAGGTTTACAATGGTAGAAATTTCAATGATATTCAAATTCCTGTTATAAGAGGAAATAGACCAACACCAAGAGGTGGTTCTGGCGGTTCTAGAGGGGGTTCAAGACCTAACCCAGTTACTAGAAATATCCTTCCAGAATTCACATATAACGCTATTGACACTATGAAAAGTGTACTTCATGACGCTGAAAACCCTGTTAGTATTTATAAAATGACAACTATAGCGAGAGCTAAATATATTCTAGGTCATAGTAAAAAGAGACCAACATTAACCTTTGAAGATATTCTTGAAAGTTGTCGTGGTAATTTATCGTTGGTAGAGTAGTAATATGCCTGAAAAAACCCCATATAAGTCATTAGCTGAATGGAGAAAAAATGATGCAAGTGCGTATAAATTTGCACGCATAAATAATCGGTTAGATGAATTATGTGAAAAGTTTGGTTGGAAAAGAATTTACAAAATAAAATCTAAAATCAAATTAACTCTAACCGATTGCTTACTTGACGCTAAACAATGTAAAACAAGGGGTGAATGGAAAAGGAAATTTAAAAAATCGTATTCTAAAGCCGTTAGAGCTAAATGGTTAGATGTGTGTTGTAAACATATGGATTATATACAATTACCAAATGGTTATTGGACCAAAGAAAGATGTATTGAAGAAGCTAAGAAATATAAAACCAAAACAGAATGGTCAATTAACTCATCTAGCTCATATACAATTGCACATAAAAATGGTTGGTTAGATGAATGTACTAAACATATGAAGAAACTCATTAAACCAAAAGGTTATTGGACTAAAGAAAGGTGTATTGAAGAAGCTAGAAAATGTAAAAATATTTCTGAATGGCAAAAAAACTCATCTAGCTCATATGGTTCGGCAAAACGAAATGGTTGGGTTAATGAAATAAAAGAACTTGTTTTTAATGTCTGAAAAATCACAATATAAGTCAATTAAAGAATGGCGTATTCATAACCCAAAAGCTTATAAAGATGCAGAATCACAAGATTATATTGATAAATTATGCGAAATATTTGGTTGGTCTAAGTATATAAAGGAAAAAGGTAATGGTCATTGGAATCTAAATCGATGTGTTGAATCCGCAAAAGGTTTAACTAAAAAAGAATGGAGAGAAAAATTTAATTCAGCATATCAAGCAGCACATAGAAAAGGTTGGATGGGTAAATGTAATAAAGTTTTAATACCTAATACTAACCCAACTGGGTTAGTTAGAAGTGAAAAAGAAAGTCATTTAATAGCATTAAAATATACTACACTTAGAGATTTTAGAGAAAATGAAGCAATTACTTATACTCACGCATCTTATCATGGTTGGTTACCCAAAATAACATCACACTTAATTAGGGAAACAAATGAAACTAAAACTTACACTAAAGAAGAATGTATAAATTCAGCTAAAAAATTTAAATATAGAACTCAATGGGCTAAAAATGAAGTGACATATTATAATTATGCAAGAAAAAATGGTTGGTTAGATGAATGTTGTCAACATATGATTAGAAAATCTAAATGGGAAGAATCAAATATTTGGATTAAAGAAATATGTTTAGATGAAGCTAAAAAATGTAAAAGTGAAGACGAGTGGAAAGAAAACTCTATTGGTTCTTATATGACAGCCAAAAAATATGGGATTATAAATGATTGTACTAAACATATGGAATAATGTCTGAAAAATCTCAATATAAATCATTATCCGAATGGAAGAAAGCTAACCCAAAGCATTATCAATATGTATATTATAAAGGTTGGTTAGATAAATTATGTGAAACATTTGGCTGGAAAAGATTACATCACAATACAAAACCGTCAGGTTATTGGACAAAAGAAAAATGTTTTGAAGAGGCAAAAAAATATGAAACCAAAGCTGATTGGGTTAGAGGTTCTAAAGGTTCGCAACATGCAGCAATTGTAAATGATTGGTATGATGAATGTTGTATTCATATGAAATCCCCAAATAAACCATTTGGGTATTGGACCAAAGAAAGATGTATTGAAGAAGCTAAGAAATATGAAACTAGAAAAGAATGGCGCAAATTAGGTTCATATGG